ATTTATGCAAAAGAACCGTGAAGATGATCTCAAAAGAAAACAAATCAGCATGTCATTTGAAGAAGAACGACAATCAGAAGAACAACGCAGACACGGTGAATTTTTAAAAGTATTGAAAGATTTCACAGGTGTAAAAACAACAACTGCTATACCAGAAAAATCTGGTGGTGGAATGTTTGAAGGCTTGTGGGACACAATAAAGTCTATGATATCTTCTGCGATAGCAAATGTTATGGAAGCTATTTCTAAATTGAAAAATCTCATATCACCTTTGCTTGAGATGGCCGCAAAATTAGGTAGATTCGTTGGTAGTAACCTTTTTGCGTTATTAACATCAGGTGCAGGAATACTTGGTGTCACAACATTTGCCGCATTGGCCGCATTATTGTTTTTGGGTAAAGCGGAAAAAGAAGCAATTGAAGCCAACCCTTATGATCCAAAGTATAAAGACAATCCATATGCAATGAGTTTACGTGGAGAAGCAACCACAATTGGCCAAGCAACAGTTGTAAATCAAAACGAAGTATTGAAACAATTTCCAAGAAGAACTGTTGAAGACTTTGTTAATTCCGATTTTACGGATGCTGAACTCAAACAAGAGTTGGGTAATGATAGACCAGCATTAAAGAAATGGCTTGCTGATAATCCAAAACGTGAGGCAATGTATCAAGCACCTGTTGCCGCAATAGCCGGTCAACCACAAACTGCCATACCTGCTGGTGGAAAACCATTGGAAAATCCACAAGCAGAAACACCACAAGGCATAGCGAATGATATGAAAGCTGATGCTCTTGGTGGTGCACCACAAGGCATAGCGAATGATATGAAAGCTGATGCTCTTGGTGGTGCAACACCTGCTACACCGCCAGCCGCTACACCTGTTCCCGCTAATCCACCATCTTCTGCTGTAGTTGGTAAAATACAAGAGAACAATGATTTGAATATGCAATCAACAATGACTGCTGGTGGTTCTTCATCACCTTCTGTATCAGTCAATAGTTCGTCTACATCGGCTCCAGACCAAACTGTGACATCTACCGCTACAACACGTGATAATACAGCGATTCTTGATTTCGTTTTGAATAGAACAAAATCACGGGTATAAAAAAAGGACCTTTCGGTCCTTTTTATCAGTCTTCAGCTAGTTTACTGAAGTATGCCAAGTCATCATCATCAGCAATTCCAGCATCTTCTGCTACTGGAGCAGGTTTACGTGGCATTGCTTTAGCCTGTTCGACTGTAGTACGTGGTGCAGGTGCAGAACCATCAACACCAAGAACTTTGTCCAAACGGGCTTTCAATTCATCATATGACTTGAAGTTTTCTGGTGCAAGAAACTCTTTGAGAGAGAACTCTTTCTTCCAGATTGCTTCCAGTTTGTCGTCATCATTCAACAATGGTGATGCAGACTCAAATTCAGACTTGTCATAGTTCTGATAACCTTCAACTTTACGAATCTTCAACTTGAAGTTAGCACCTTCCCATAGGTCAAATGGGTTAACTGCTTTTTCATCCTCAAACTGAGGGTTCATTGCTTCGTTGATCTTGTCAAAGATTTTCTTACCAAACTTGTAAAGGAACACTTTACCTTCATTTTGTGGATTCTTAGAATCTTCCACAATATAAACGTTGGCGATATAAGAAAGACGGCGTTTTTGTTTACGTGCGACTTCTTTGTTTGCTTCGATGCCAGAATTCCACAACTGTGTGTTGTATTCAGAAACTGGATCTTTTTGACCGAGTGTGGTCAAAGAGTTTTCAATGTACCAACCACCAGGACCCTGGAAGCCGTGATTGAAAACTTTCACCCATGGGAGTGCATCATCACCGTCAACCGATGGTTGTGGCAGGAAACGAATGACAGCATAACCGTTACCGGCTTTGTCTACTTCTGGTTTCCAGAAATGATCTTCTTTTGAGGGAGTTTCGGCAGAATTCAACTGTTCGATGGCTTTAGCCAGTTTGTCGAGGTTGCCAGAGTTGCGCTTTAGATTTGCGAATGAAGACATAGTATTTTCCTTGTATAACGTTGTATTAAATGTATATTGTTTTGTCCACATATTTCATAATGTATGAAGTATATAGGCGATTTCATATATACATCTTCAGCATAGCGATGGTAGAGATGGCATCCGTGTGAAGAATACCGATACCACCCGCTTTATTCCAATCATCAATAACAGATTTAGTGTCATCAATGATTATAGAATCAGGTGTAGCAAATTTGTATTTCAGAGATTTACCTGGAACAAAGTTTGCTTTGTAGTTAATTCGCCGAGTGTAGAGCCACTTTTGTTTTTGTGGTGCAATTAAATCGTGAAAATCTGGTCGTGAAGTTGACGATAAAATTTGTTTTTCAATTGGCAATTTATCCAGAAATCCCAATAGTATAAAGGTGTCATCCATCATATCGAGGGTTTGAAATTCTTTATCATCAATAAACTTTTTAAAGAAACCACCAAACTCTTTATTGTTTCGGGTTTCTTCTGGTGTCACTTTAAATTTCTCTTTGTATCGCTTCGAGAAATCAGCAATCACACCATCCATATCAACATAAATCATGTTAATTGACATATTTTGTCCTTTAGAATCTTTTTCATTTTTTGTTCATCATATGAAAAGAACGGTTTGTACTTTTCACAACTTTGAGTGAAGTCCGGAAACAATATATCATCTTCAACTTTCTTTTTCCACATAGGCATAAAATTCATAAAGTCATTGAGAATGAGTATTGTTTCCTTTTTCACTTTATCATGTAAGTATAGATTATACAACAACGGGTACTGCCCGTCAACCACTTTTAACAGTTCTTCTGGATTGTTTACCGAATCAAATGCGGTAGACAAGTCCTGTTCAAAGAGATATGAGAGTGATTGTTGTGTTTTGAGCCAAACTTTGTACTCCGATTCGGCATCTTCCATCATTAAATCACCTGCCCAACATTTTGGATTGTGCAGGAGATTGGCAATATAGAAACCGAACAATTCATCTTTCTTGTATTTACGAGAAAGTTTGTAGAAATGAAACTTATCTTTTCGTAGCATGAATGCATCTTTACCAATGGAGATTTTACCATGGTACTTCACATAATCATAATTTGTTGTGAAATGGAGTTTTAATCCATGAAACAACGCAAACGCATCATAACCACCAGCTTCGTTCATATCGGTAGCTTATTCACTTTCTTAATCATATTACCGGCTTGTGCTTCGTCATTGATCTTAGATTTGATTGGCGTTGTCAGCAACGTGGCGGCTAATTCAACTTCGAATCCAGTTTCCTCACAATGCACAAGAACGGCTTCCATGTAACCAATTCGCTTTGTTTTTACAATCTCTTCAATAATAGCCGAGAACAATCTCTGTTCGTCTTTAGTAGCCATTACTTTTTACCCATCGAATAGGCAATACACACCGCATTTGCATTTGTTTCGTATGCACATTTCACAGAGATTGGATCAATACCTTTTTGAATGGCAGATTCGATATTCTTGGCCATATTGTTACGATCATTGATATTGTAGATTGTAACTCCGGCAATACATGAACATGCCACAAGTGTGATACAAACCATGAGTGTAGTAAATTCTTTAGTCATATTATAATATTCCTTTGTTTCGATTAATTTCGTCTTTTCTACTTCTGTAAAAGATGTGTCTTCCAATTTGATCTACCTTTTCTAGTTTCCATTGAGGATTAACGTAGTCTGCGTGATAATATGTTGCACCATCTGTAACATCTTTATAATGTTCGTAGTTGATGACCATGTTAACTGCTAACTGACGAATCTCATTATACAATGAAGTATTGCGTATTGTCAACCGTTTATCGGTAATATTCTTTTCACAATACCATGAGAACTGGCAAGTGCCACCGGTTTTTTGATATACCACTCCACAAATGTCATTTGCATAATTCCCTGTTTGAAGCCTATTAATTGTAACGAAAGCAACGGCCTTCTTGCCAGCTAGTGGCTCATTTGCGGCTTCAAAATACATGTTATCTGCGAGGCAAGTGACTTGCTTTTGTGTCTCTTTATCTAGAGATTCGAAACTCGCTTTGAATGGTAGTTTATAAAGATTTATATCCACCAACGAAAGAAATATGATGACTGTGGAAAATACCATGCTTAAAAGTATTGGTTTACTTTTCATGTTTTCCTTTCTAAAGCAAGTTGATTCTGTTGCTAAGTTCAACTTGCAAAACTCCGATGGGGTTCTTAGGCCACCATCAAGAAACGTGAGTCGTTTGCATTTAACTTTTTTTAGTGTTTACGTCAACTCTGACGGATAGCCGAATATAGTACTTGTTACCCTGTCGAAACTATTTCTCGCCCATCATAATTGCACTTCAAAAATTAAATTATGCAATTATGGTGGACGAGGGCGGTACTGCCCCGCCGTCCAGAATACTTTTCTTATACCAAGTTTACTATCATTACATGCACACGTTATTGTGTGCAAGTTCTTTCCCGATAGATTGTTCCATCGGCTGTTTGAATTTCCTTCCACTCTGTACAGACCGGCTGGCGTTCTACATAGACTGGCGGATTTCGTAGTATTACAGAAGGTTGTTGAATAATAACCGTTTCTGTTTGTCTGCTATTTGCAATGGCGGCTCCGACAACACCACCAATAATCAAAGGTGCTACCCAGTTACCATTTCCACCACCGTGAATATATCCATGGTGTCTGTAATGGTTATGCCAATGATGATGTTGCCAATGTTGTGCCGATGCAGAACCGGCAACTAAGAGTAAGGTTATACCTAAAATTTTTGATTTCATAGACATATTATATCCTTTCCTAAGGAGAATGTCAAGTGTTATTTTTAAATACTGTAATTATTACCACTTTTTAGTTTAAGTCATTGACGCAGTAAGAGTAATGAAATCTGCCGAAGCTACAATGTTTGATCCACCACTATCAGTAGCAATCTCTATGGTGTACTCTGCTGTTGTGACGCCAAAACCGCTGGTACGCTCAACTAAAATGTCCCGTGAAACGTTTAACTGTAGCCACCCAGTACTACCTGTTGCCGAGTTACCTGCCCCACCAGAGAAAAATGTTCTTGTAAACCGAATCCAGAATCCCGATCCAGCGCCAGCAGTTGTAGGCGTTCCCCAATTACCTGATTTACTTGCACTGGCTTCAAGGGTAGCATTCCAAGTACCATTAGAAGTAAAGAATAGCTGTGCCATGGACGGTTCACCTCCGGCCGGAGGTGTTGCGTCAAAAGGCTCGTTAGAAGTTACTGATGATAAAGAAACTGTGATGTTGGATTTACCTGAACCTTGTGACATTGAAATCTGAGTTCCTGAACCTCCTACTCCAAACAAAGTACGAACAGCCGCATCGTTCATTGATAT